TGCTGATCGGTCATGCACAAGTCAAGCGGGTGGAGCCGCCTGATCAAGTGCAAGCCTACGACCGCTATGAGCTGAAGCTCATTAAGCAGACGGGGCCGCTGGTGAAGGAATGGGTGGACCACCTGTTCTTCCTCAACTTCAAGACACGGATCGTGGAGTCGGAATCCGGCAAAGCCAAGGGCCGAGGCGGCAAGGAGCGGGTGCTCTATACTACGCACACGGCGGCCTACGATGCGAAGACTCGCTCGGATCTGGCGGATGAGTTGCCACTGGACTACGCGAGCATCTCATCGCTCTTCGGAGCGGTGAAGGCTCCGGTGGCGGCTGCGGCTCAAGCCTATGCGGCGGCTCAACCTTTGGAAACCTACCTCGAACCCCATGAGCAGGCGGTGAATGCCTGGCTACTGGCTAAGGGCAAGATCACCGAGGGGCAGACTTGGCGGGATATGCCGCCGGCGCTTCGGGACCAGGTATCGGCGAGGCCGGAGGATTTCCTCCAAGCTGTGGCGAAAGCTGCTGCGTGAGCGTCGAGCGCACATGTCGCGAAACGCTGGGGGAGGATGGCGGGTTGTTCCAACTCAAAATCTCCCCCGATGGAGGGATCCAACGCCGGCTGCGTTACGAGACCTACTCGCACAGCGACATCCGCGCCTTAGGCCCCTACCTCTCGGTCTCGAGCTGCGATGAGATCAACGCCGCCTGCGACAGGTTCTTAGCCTCCCGAGGAAGAAAGACAGGAAGAAATTATTCAAAACACATCAACAAAAAGCATTATGACATCTAACATCAGACACAGCATGCTGCCGAAGCTGGCGGCTTGCCCGAAATTTACCCCGACTCCTGGCGATGCCGGTCCGGCTGCCCAGCGGGGAACCGTGATGGACGAGGCTTTTCGATTGGGGTTGCAGGGCGACCGCACCAAGATCGACGCGCTGCCGGTGGAGGACCGACCAGCGGTGGAGTGGGCGGTCGCCCTTATGGAGGATTACAAGCGGACGGGCACCATCGAAGCGAGGGAGGAATACTTGGCCATGCATACGCCGGGCATCGCTCATGTCGGGACGGCGGATGCGCTTTGCGAGAAGCTCGGCTGGGTGGCCGACCTCAAGACAGGGCAATTACGCGGATACATGGAGCAGGTCGCAGCCTACTGCTACGCGATGATGCACAAGAACTTTGAGCAGGACTACTGCGCCCATGTGCTCTACTGCGACCAGCAGGTGGTGAAGAGCTACCGATTCACCTTGGAACAGGCCAAGCAGATTGTGGAACGCATTATTGCGGAGGTAAATGACCCGTCCGCGGAGCCTCGGGCGTGTGACTACTGCGGATGGTGTGCGAATCAAAATACATGCCCTGCCGTTGTGAAGCCTGTAGAGCAGGGGTTGGCGCTGGCAGCACAGCCAGTCACGAGCCTCGAAACGATCCTCGGCACCATTATGGATTCGCCAGAGCGGATGGGGGAATTTTTCGCGCAATGGAAAATGGCCGAGAAGCTGGTGGCCGAGCCGGTGGAGAAATTCATGCGTGCTCGCCTCGAAACAGGCGCCGAGATACCCGGCTGGAAGCTCACCGATGTGAAGGGCCGCGAATATGTGGACATCGAGGGCATCGCTTGGGCCGTGAAGGAGGGGAACGCTCCGCTCGGGCAAGTCATCGAGGTCATGGGCGGCAAGATGACCGGCACCAAATTCCGCGAATGGGTCTCGGCGATGCTCGGGACGAACCCGCCGGAGGGTCTCATCCGCACCGGCACCAGCAGCAAACAACTTCGTCAGGTCAAAGTCACCAAGAGCAAATAATTTCTTCGCCAACCTGGTGAACACCGGGGGCAGGAGACAAGGGGGGCTGCGCAATCCCAAAAAACGCAGACCAAACATTATGCCTACATACCAAGCAAAAAAACCAGAAGCGCCGCAGAGCGGCAACAAATACCATGTCGAGCCGGGGGTCTATAAGTGCGAAGTTTTCACAGCAGAGGAGAAACGGAGCAAGAAGAAGCCGGACGGCTCGGGCGACAACCCAATGATCGAGCTGGTGCTCAAGGTCATGCTGCCGGATGGCAAGACAGGGCCGGAGATCCGCGACTACCTTGTTTTCACCGCAAAAAGCGGATGGAAAATCGACGCCTTTCGTGCCTCCTCGGGCGAGGCGGTGCTCGAGGGCGATGCCGAGCTTACAGCGGAATCCTGCGAAGGCCGCGAGGTGGTGGCTATGATCGGCGACAAGCCGGGGGACAAGGAAGGTATCTTCTGGAACACCATCGAATACTACCTCCACGGCGAAGAGCGTGCCGAGTTCCTCTCGGGCAAGGCAGTGGCTCGACCTGTGGCCAAGCCTGCGGTGAAACCTGCGGCAGTCTCTGACGGAGACGACATCCCGTTCTGACCAATGAGAGGAGTTCTGGAATTCGATCTGCCGGAAGATTCGGCGGAGATGCGTTACGCACAGGCAGGGCTCGACGCCCTGCTGGTGCTTAACGACCTGGACCAAGAGTGCCGGAGCCGTCTCAAGCACGGCGCCGGCGCGTTTGCCGACCTCGATGAGAGCACCATCGAGCGGGTCCGCGAGTGGGTGAGAGGCGAGTCGGTGCGCCGCAACCTGCCAGAGTTGGAATGAGGCATGATCTGGAACCGGCCAGTCACAGAAGCGTGCAATTTCAATGCTCGCCGCTGTATGTGCCTCAAGAAGAAACGCTACGACACAAAAGAAATGGCCGCCGCGAAGTTGGAGAAGCGCATGGCCTCGGAGAAAAACCCACCAGAATACCTGCGAGCCTACCACTGCATCGTGTGTAAGGGCTGGCACTTAACGAAACAGAAAAGATGAGAATATTTATAGGAATAGACCCCGGCATCAACGGCGGCATCGCGTTCATCCCAAGCACCGGAAACCCTTGGGCGCACAAGATGCCTGAGACGGACAAGGATTTGATGGAGCTCCTGCGGGATTCCATCAACATCGCCACGCCGAAAGCGCTCATCGAGCTGGTCCATTCCTCGCCGCAAATGGGTGTCAAGTCGGCGTTTACTTTTGGTGAGGGCTACGGCCGTTTGCAGATGGCACTGACGGCGCTTGGCATCCCCTACGAGCGCATCAGGCCCGCCATGTGGCAGAAGGCGATGGGTTGCCTCACCAAAGGAGACAAAAATATCTCGAAGAGTAGGGCACAGGAGCTTTTCCCCTCCATAAAGGTCACGCATGCCATTGCAGATGCTCTCCTTATAGCCGAGCACAACCGCAGAACGGCGAAGGAATAGAAATGTGGATACTACCAAAGAACTTATGCAAATAAAAAAACCTAACACAAAACAGCAGGCACCATTAAAAAACAGCTCTTTATTAGGCCGCTATTTTCACGGCGTTGAAAACGAAAAAATTGGATGGCAAGGCGTAATCGTAAGCAATCCAGAACCAGGTTGGTATTTGGTGCAGCTATTCTCATGGCTTGACGGAAGCCCAAATGTGCAGCGGCTTATTCAATTTGAAAGCATGCGTGAGTGGTTGTTCTACGATGACTTTGAAACGATGGAGTTCTCTATCGAACATGGCTTTGCCAAGAAAATGCTAAGTAAATGAGTGAGTGGATAAAAGTCGAGCACCATATCCACGAAAAAGTGGAGGTGGCTACCATTGCCGAGTTAACGGGATTAGATCCCGACGCGGTGGTTGGCAAGCTCTGCAAAGTGTGGTCGTGGGCGTCACGGAATTGTCACGGTGACGGCGTGACAGGAATCGCGTCACTGCGAATCATCCGCGAAATCACGCGCTGTGAGACCTTTGACGAAGCACTCGCAAATTGTGGGTGGATCACGATCAAAGGAGACAAAGTGAGCTTCTCAAACTTTGATCGTCACAACTCGCAAACCGCTAAAGAGCGTGCACTTGCCACACAGAGAAAGTGGAAGCAACGAGTGAACGAAGCTGTCACGAAATTGTCACGCCCCAAGCGTGACAAAAACGGGACTAGAATAGAAGAGAATATAAACGGGGTCTTCGACCCCTCGCCGGTGAGCTGCTTATGAATGCCATGGCAACAAACCAAAAAATCATCCAGATGCCGAAGGCTGTGCCAGTAAACGAATCCAGCGAACGGTGCGCTATCTCAGGGTTGCTCCAGAATTTCGACCTACTGAATGCCATGGCATGGACAGAGGAGTTATTTTTTAGCCAGGCGCACAAGATTATCCTGCAAGCGGTGCGCGAACTCCACGAGGCAGGGGTGAAAACCGACTTTTTTGCGGTGCAGGCGAAGTTGGAGCAAAACGGGGTTCTGGGTGATATAGGCGGAGACCACGCGCTCATGGAGCTGCGGACGACATTTCCCACAGGCGATCCCGGCTCGGTGGCGTGGCATCATGCGATATTAGTCAAGACGGCACGCTACCGCAGGGCGCTGGAGTCTGTGCGCAGGGCTGAAGAGAATTTTTCTCGGCAGGAGGGAGATATCGCCGCGTTATCGCTGGAATTAGCGACCGCAGCGGCCCAAGGGGAGACTCAACGCAAAAGCACAAGGGACATTCTCGAGCAGATCGTGGACTATCTCGAAAATAATGAACCGGCTGAGGCATTTTCGACAGGGTTGGGATATCTGGACGAAGTGACTGGCGGTGGACCTAAGCGCGGGGAGTTGGTGACGATTGCCGCCCCGACTTCGGGCGGTAAATCGATCCTTCTGGTGCAGATGGCTCTGGAAGCGATCAAGGCCAACAAGCGGGTGGTTTTTTTCTCTCTTGAAATGCCGGCGGCTCAGGTGCTCTCACGCATCCTTTCTGCAATGTGCGGATTCAACATTAAGGCGCTGAAGTATGTGGGGGATGATGCCACGAATGACAAGGTTGCGAAATTCCAACGCGCTATGACGACGCTAAAGGCAGCGAAAATCCAAGTGGAAAGTGGATATTCGGAACTCGAAACAATCGACGGAGCATTACGGGAACTAACGGCTAAGGGCGAATGCGACATCGCAGTGGTGGATTACATCCAACTCGTTCACCTCCGGTCACTCAGCTCAAATGAAACACGCGAGCAACATGTGAGCGAAATCACCAAGCGGCTTAAAGCGCTCGCCCTCCAACTCAACATCGCAGTCGCAACAGCCTCCCAGCTCAACGACGAGGGCAAACTCCGCGAATCCCGTGCCATCGGTCATCACTCCGATCATGTATGGATGATATCTCATACCGACGAAGGCGCTTTAATCACAGTAAACAAGAACCGTGAAGGCGAGCGAGGCGCATCAATCCCTGCCATTATGCATGGATCCACCTCTCAATTTGTTCCACGGGACAAACGAGTTAAAAAATAGAAATGCTGGATATGTCCAAAGACCCCAAGATCACCTGCCAAGCCTGCGGCCGCGAATGGCAAGACCACCCAGGCATCACCCACACCTGCCGACTCGCCACCGATCTGGCGACCTACCTCCGCTGGGCCCTCGATCATGTCGAGCCGCCCGAATACTCCCGCGACATCGGCGAGCAGGAAGTCTATTGGCAATCCGTCGAGGAAGCCCGCCGACTCGTCGTCGAAGCAAGCAATTGGAAAGCACGCACCCTATGAAACCGAAACGCCCAGCCAAACCCGAAACCAAACACAGCATCGCCACCAAGCTGGCCACCGAGTTCCAAGTCAGCGTCCAGACAGCAACCCAGTGGTTCGATGCCGGATGTCCCATGGACTACGAGGAAGCGGTGCAATGGAAGCTCCAGAGGCGTGCACAAGCCGCGATTAAGTCCGAGCAAGGGTCACAGCCCAACAAGCTGGAAAAAGCCCTACAACAGGCCGCAGCGTGCGAAGAAACAGTCAATTGGGAGGCCATGTCAACCCAGTTCCGCCAGATGTGCGATATCGTCGCCGAGTTCTTCCTGATGGGCATGACGGTCACAACCATCAATACCAAACTCGGCGTTGCTGTTCCTGTCATCAACCGCATCATCGCTAACCATCCAGACACCAAAGAGAAGGAAGCCCAAGCCCGCACCAATCGCCTCCGAGAGATCGCCAGGCTGTCATCCGATGCACTGGTTGACATGCTCGGGAACCCCATGCAACTCGCCAAGATGAAGCCCGCCGAGCTCAACTTCATCCTCGGCACAGCTCAAGACAAGCTCAGGGATTCCGAAGGTGGAGCACAGCTTACCATCAGTATTCACAACAAGATCAATGCATTGTCATTTGAAGAACTCATCAACTCCATCCCCAAACAAGTCGACGCCATCGATGGCGAATATGAGTTCGAGACCCCGTCGGGAACCAGTAGTAGTGCAAGCGTCGCTCTTTCAAAACCTCCGCTCAGTCTCAATAACAGCCCTAAAAATAAGCCCGAATCTGACGCGTCCGAGTAAGTCACTGCAAATCAACCCAAGCTCACTATCTATTCTAGGTGTTATCAGAAGTTATCAACCAATAATCGCCCGACAGGGGGGGGAGGGGGGTCGGTCCGCTGGCTCCGCAAAATTACCCCCACTCGTCCAGCCCCCGAAAAATTTTATGAAAAAAACCCAACCGAACAAGCAAGAAACAAAACAAGATCAACCGCCTATGCCGCCTGAGTGGCCGAGGATGGGCAAGGCCGCGCCTGGGAGACAACCGCAGAACCCCCGTGTGTTGCGGGTAGACCTCGACGGCGAGGTGGTGAATGTGCAGGTGCGGTCGAATACCTTCTACCGGGCGAACGAGCCGGTCTTGGTGGGGGTGGACGCCGGCGGGGCGTTGGTGGCGACGAAGCCGAAAACGAACCCGCTGCTGCACGGGGGGTATGAGGGATGACGCCGAACGAATTTCTCTCCATGATCGCGCAGTTACGGCGAGAGCGCGACAAGGCGAGGCACGAAATCGAGGGATTGAAAAACAAGTGGAATGCCGCCGTAGAAATGGCCGCAAGAGCAGAGCGCGAACGCGACGAGGCGAGGGCCGGACGACAGGCTTACAAGCAACTTGCGGTCAAACATGCGCAAGAGCGCGACGAGGCGAGGGAAGAGCTTCACAAAGCCAGCGTTGAAGCAAACGCTTTGGCGACATCTATTCAAAAAGCCGAGTATTCTGATGCAAAAGAATTTGAGCTATTGGGATCTGTTGCAGGAGTTATTTCTCAAATCGACAATATGTATGCCGGAGTAAGGCAACAGCGCGACAAGGCGCGGGAGCAACTACGCATTGCGGTTGGGTTACTTTCAACGCAACCGCAATTTGCAATAAAACACCCGGAGGAGGTTTTGGCTTTCATAATGGAGGGCACGAAATGAGCACCATAACCAAGCTCAGAAACTCAGCAGCAATAGCCATTGTGTGTAGCTCCTTGTTATCAGGCTGCGCTAAATATGACGAACCAATAACCTACGATGTAGAGTATCGGGGACATAGCTACATTGTCTTTCTCGTAAAAGGAAATAGAGGGCAAACCTATGTCCATGATCCTGATTGCGAATGCAACGAGGTAAAGGAGGGCGGGAAATGAGCGATACAGATGCAGCAGAAGCCAATCGCCGCGCTGAATGGCTACACAAACATAAAGCCCCTAAAGATTGGATTGTTCTAACTACATCGGAGGTTTCCGTAATTCGGGAAGAACTATTGGCCGTTGAACGCGAGCGCGACGAGGCGAGGGAGCTGGCACAGCAGATGTCAGAGAGCAACCAAGTGCTCATGGCAGATGTTCGCTTTTACCGAAACGCATGGGAGCAACTCAAGGAGGCCGCTAAATGACCTGCCCCACCTGCCACTCCCCCACCCGCGTCGTCTCCTGCCGCTCGGTCGGCGAGGAGTTTGTGCGCCGCCGCCTGTGCGAGAACGACCACCGGTATAACACCTCCGAGACCCTGCGCCCCGGCCCCTTCCCCTGGGCGAAGAAAACCGCCCCCAAACCCACCAAGCGCCCCAAACGCACCCGCAAGGCCAAGCCTAAGCCCTCCGATTGGCTCACCCGCATCGAAGACAAGCTCGCCGCCCTATGACATTCACCCAAACGCCCCACCCGCTACTGCCATTTATCCCGCCGGAGCACTTTGTTGCCGACTTCGAGGCGGCGAAGGCCCTGCTTGCCGAGCGCGAGCGCCGCATTGTCTTGGAAAAAGAGGATCCGATTCGCTACGGCTACGAGCCCGAGCACTGGCAGAAGGCCGAAAAAATCGCCAAACGCTACCGCGACCTGTTGGTCCTGGGCGGGAACCGTTCCGGCAAGTCCACTTGGGCAGGGAAAATGGTCGTCCGCACCCTGCTGGAGAAGCCCGCGAGCCGCGTGTGGTGCTTCCAGACCACCAACGACAACTCCATCTCCATGCAGCAGCCCATCGTGTGGAATTTCATGCCCGCCGAGCTGCGAACGGCCAAGCGCAGCAAGATCACGAACATCAGCTACACGCAAAAGAACGGATTTTCCGAAAATACCGCCGTCCTTCCGAACAAATCGCAGGTCTGGTTCCGAAATTACGCCCAGGACATCACGACAATTGAGGGAGGTGAGATAGATTTAGCCTGGTGCGACGAATTATGTCCCCTTGAGTGGCTTGAAACAATCCGATTCCGCCTTCTCGACCGAAATGGCATCCTCCTCGTCACCTTCACCCCCATCGAAGGCTACAGCCCCACGGTAAAAAACTACCTGCAAGGCGCGAAGACGCTCGAGGAGTGCGATGCCGAGCTTTTGCCGAGAAAAAGCGGCAAGGGATTTGAAAAAGTCCCCGTCGTGCAGGAATGCACCAGCCGCCACGCCGGCATCATCTATTTCCAGACGAAAAACAACCCGTGGGCAGGCTACGGCCGCATGAAGACCGAGCTCGCCAAGCAACCGCGAGAAAAAATCCTGTGCCGCGCCTACGGCGTCCCCGTCAAGGCCGCCGCCACACGCTTTCCCCGCTTCCGCGAGTCGGTGCATGTCGTCAAGGCCGACCAGATTCCCCAGGAAGGCACGAACTACCTCTTTTGCGACCCAGCGGGCGGGAAAAACTGGTTCATGCTCTGGGTCCGCATCGACGCCGCCGAGCGGGCGTGGGTCTACAGGGAATGGCCGCAGACCGACACCTACATTGAGGGCGTCGGCTACGCTGGGCCGTGGGCGATCTCCAGCGGCAAGAAAGCCGACGGCGAAGCAGGCGAGGGGCAGAAATCCTTCGGCTTCGGTCTGCTCGCCTACAAGGCCGAAATCGAGCGCATGGAAGCCCACGACAAGGTCAAGATTTTTGAGCGCTGGATAGACTCAAGGTATGCGAACACCACCGTCGCCGGCACCCGCGAGCAATCCACCACCCTCCTCGAGGAACTTGAAGATGTCGGCATGTCCTTCCGATCCTGCCCTGGCGAGAACATCGAGGAAGGCGTCGGCCTCATCAACAACGCACTCTACTATGACGAAGAAAACCCCATCGACCACACGAATGCCCCTCGGCTCTATATCTCCGAGGCATGCACCAACACCATCTGGGCCCTCAAGGAGTGGACCGGCACCGACGGCCAAAAAGGCGCCAGCAAAGACCCCATCGACTGCCTCCGCTACCTCCTCACTTCTGGAGTCGGCAATGTGGAAGGAGGTCGGCTCCATGTTACCGGAGGAGGTGCCTATTAAACGCCGCACGCTCCGCAAGCGCGATGTCATGGACCTCCTCGGCATTTCGGAGCGCACCTACAAGACCTACATCGAAGTCGGCCTCCTGCACCCGATCCCCGCGCCCCGGCAGAAACGCCACACCTTCTCTCTCGCAGCCATCATCAAAAAATTCCAACTCGCCTGACCTTATGTTCAACCTAAAAAAACCCACCACCCGCTACATGCTGCCAGACCGTCTCGACGACGACGACATGACGACCGCGCTGTGCATGCCCGGCAGCAAGCCGCTCGTCGTGCAAGCCGTCCTGCAAGTCCTCCGCGACCATATCGATGACGCCACCGAATTGGTCGGCAGCATCAAGACCGCCACCGAGCACGGCCAACTCGCCCACTGCGCCGGTGCCCTCGACGCCCTGCGCGGTTTTGAGTCCGACCTCCTCCAGCGCATTGACGAAGCGAGCAAATCAACCCAATACTAATACAATGAAAACACCGAAATCAGAAAAAACCGCCCAGTTCGCACAATGGATTTCTCATGTGCGTGAAAACGAAAAAGAGCTGAGAAATTTTGAAAAAAAAGCAGAGAAAATTGTCAGCTCAACACTTGAAAAGTTGAAAGCTCAAATTGAATTTGAAATGCAAAAACTGGGCGCAACCACTGGAGTTAATTGGTCCTGTTGGCTTTTGGATTTTGATTACACGAATTGGAGCTCAGGAGATTTTGCAGAGTATGTGGTTCAAGAGTCGGCAAACGAAATTGCTGACGAAGCTGTCGATCAAGCCATCAAAGAACATCCAAGCATGGTAGAAAAAATCCCAAATTTTGAAGAAGTGATACGAGATGCCGTTGTTGGACAGATTCTCCGAACATTCTGATTGATTTTTCCGGCGGTCACTGAGGGCATGCCGTCTCGCCGTTCCCAAGGGGTAAGCGAGGCGACCATGAGCGACCTGAGCCGTCGGACCTTTTTCAGCCCAGCGAACCGTTAAGTAATCCTTAGCGGTTCGCTTTTTTTCTGCCGTTATAGGTCGGTCGATGCCTGTTTCTGCCGCTCTGGGTGCGGCTCTATAGCTTTCCAGAATTCTGTCGTCATTCTGAATTTCAACGAGCCCCCTGTGCCGCTCGACCCAGAAGGCGCTGACCCACTTGGTTGGATTACCATGACGACAGACACACAAGACACCCCAATGACGCTCTCCGACATTGCAGCCGAAATCGGCTTCGATCTCGAGGAGATAACCCCGCAGGAACAACCCGCCGCCGAGGAGACCGAAGCCGCGCCAGAAGCGCAGCCAGAGGCCACCGAGACGGAGGACACCTCAGCGGAAACTGATCTTTCACAGGATACCGACGAAAAGTCTGAAGACGACAGCGACGCCGAGTCCGAAGAGGACAAAGACGACGCCGAGCCGGAAGAGGAAAAGAACCCCGTCCCCGAGAAGCTCCTCAAGCGCATCGACAAAATCACGGCCAAACGCCGCGAGGCCGAAGAACGCGCCGAGACTCTCGAGAGCGAGGTCAGCGAGCTGCGAGCCAAACTCGACGCCACCGTTCCCATCCAAGTTACACCCACCGCAAGCGACCCGCTCGCCGATGTGGAAACGCCCGAGCAACTCGAAGATCGGGTTGCCACCGCGAAAAAAATCCGCGCTTGGGCGATCAAGAATTTGGAAGGCGGCACCGTCCAGAATGCCGCCGGCGAGGATGTCTACTACGAGCCCTCCCAGGTTCGTGAATACCTCGCCACCGCCGACGAGCTCCTCACCGAGCACGCCCCCAAGCGCAAGGAATGGATCTCGCAGCGCAGTGCCGTCATGCAAGAAGCCAAGGCCGTCTACCCGGCTCTCTTCAAGTCCGGCACCCCCGAGCACGAAAGCCTCGTAGCCACGCTCAAAGCGCACCCCTACCTCAAAGGTCTCCCTCAACTCGAGATGATCGTAGGCGACGCCATCGAGGGCCAGAAGCTCCGCTTCGCCCGTGCCGAGGCCGCCCAGAAAAAAGCCGCAGCGTCCAAGACCGAGTCGAAATCCCCCGTGAAAGCCAGCGCCCCGCCAAGCCCTGCCAAAGGTGCCCGAGTGCCCGCCCAGACCATAGCGACCCGCGAAGGAGCAAAAAACCTGTTCTCTCGAGGATCCTCGCTCAAGACCGACGACATCGCCGCGTTCCTCGAAGGAGCGCTCTAACCCCCCAAATCCAAACCAACCCCCCCCTTAACACAATGCCCGCAACACTCATCACCTCCCAAACTGGCATCCGCCAGGACCTCTCCGACCTCATCGCGGTCGTGGACGCCAAATCATGCCCCGTCGTCTCCATGGCGAAGAAGGGCGCAGAACCCATCAACCCCCTCACCCAGTGGCAAGCTGATGCCTTCGGCACTCCCTCGCTGACCGGCGTCCTCTCGAACTCGGATGTCACCGCTTCCGACTTTGAAGACCAAGCCGCAAATCGTGTGCTTTTAAGCGCCCGCATCCAGAAGTTCCGCCGCGTTCCCTCTGTGGACGATCTGGCGAACACCGTTTCTGAAGTTGCCGGCATCGGCAAAAAGAAAGAAATGGCCCGCGCCGTCAGCAAATCCCTCGAGATGCTCAAGCGCGACATGGAAGCCACCTTCTGCTCGGACCAAGAAGGCCGCGAGCAATCCGGCTCCAACGCCTACCTCACCCGTGGCCTCGGCCGTTGGGTGCAAAACGGCGCTCAGTCCGACCTCCCCGTCAACGCCAACTACCGCACGCCCACCGGCTCGATCAACGCGACTGCGACCGCATCGCTCACCGAAAACAACATCCAGGACATGCTCCAGAGCATCTACTCCCAGACTGGCAAGGTTTCGACCTACAGCCTCGTCTGCGGACCGACGCTCAAGCGCCAGTTCACCTCCTTCACGAGAACGCAGTTTGCTTCGACGAATGTCGCCAGCGCGATCCGCGTGTTGAACCAGAAGGACGAGAACAAAATCGTCTCGACGGTGGATATCTTCGAGGGCGACTTCGGCACTCTCGAGCTCATCCCATCGCTCTTCCTGGCCGCTGACGCGACCACCAACGCAGCCGCTGTGCAAAACGGCCGTGGCTATGTCCTCGACATGGACATGGTCGAGCTCCGCTACAACCGCAAGCCCCGCTTCCAAGAACTGGAAGACCGTGGCGGTGGCCCACGCGGCATCGTGGACGCGATCTGCGCCCTCTGCGTCAAGAGCCCTCTGGCTCTCGGCAAGTTCGCACCGACAGCCTAATCCAGCCTCCCCCGCATAGGCCCTACGGAGGGGCGCTCACCACCCTCCAGATAAACCCTGAGCGCCCCTCCCAATGCGGGACAATTTTCTAAATGTCCGACCTCGCAGTAGAACTCGAAGCCGATCTTGGTGACCTCGCCCCGCTGGTCACCGAGGAACTCCGCACCGGCTGGCACGCCTCCATGGTCACCGCCGAGATGCGCCAGCAGCGGATCAAAGCCGCGAGCGACCGCATCGCCGCAGCCCGCAGCACGGTGGACGGCATCGGCCAGCACACCATGAGCGTCGATTTCGATTCCTACATCTACTGGAACAACCTCTACCCCGGTTGCTGGAAGGACAAAGGATTCCGCGAGGAATTCAAAAAAGCCAACCCCCACACCGTCGTCACCACCACCGCCAAGCCGACCATCGTCGTCCAATGAAATCCTCGGACATCTCAGAAATCATCGGCCTCGTCGAAGAAGCGGAGACCGACGCCGCGAACTACTGGTCGAGGAAAAATCTCAACTACAACCAGCGCTTCTGCCTCTGGCCAGGACAAGACGACACCGGCCGCAAATACTCGTCGAACCTCGGCAAAAACGCATTCCCATGGGATGGCGCTTCCGACTCCCGCATCCGCCTTTCCGACATGCTCATCAACGAGCGTGTGCGGTTGATGAAAAACTCCTTCACCCGCGCCCGTCTCGCCGTCATGCCCACCGAGACGACCGACATCATGGCCGGCCGCAAAGTCGAGACCGTCATCCAGTGGATCCTCAATTCCCACTGCTCCGCCATGACCAAGCGCGAGGTCGAACTCGCCGCAAACATCCGCGAGACCTACGGCCTCGCCGTCATGGGCGTCTTCTGGCGCCGCACCACTCGCAACGAAAAGCTCACCTTCACGCTCGAGTCTCTCCAGATGCAATACATGGAGACCGGCGACCCCCAGCTCGCCATGATGATCGAGGCCATCCTCGACCCCACGCAGGAAGAGGCCGTGGCCCGCGAGATGGATCTCCTGCTTCCAGGCCAAGGCACCGCAGCCAATGTCCGCAAGCTCCGCGAGACAGGAGCGTTTGAATACGACTCGCCCTACATCTTCGAGAACCTCCCCGATTGGCAGGCTTACGAGCCGTGGGAGGACATCATCTTCCCGCCCTCAACCTACGACCTCCAGCGGGCCCCATTCATCGCCTGCCGCGAACTCCTCCGCGAGGACGAGCTCCGCGAGCGCGAAGTCACCGAAGACTACGACCCACGCTGGATCGAAGAGGCCGTGAAGCACAAAGGCATCTCCCGCCGCACCGGCCGCAACATGTATCGCATCACCGACACATTCCTGCTCTCCGACGACCGCGACATGATCGAGGTCTGGCGCGTCTATCAGAAAAAGTGGAACGAAAAGATCGGTGCCATGGAGGTCATCTGCACCCACATTCAGCCCAGCGTCGTGGACCGCGTCGCCAAGTCCGAGGCCATGGGCTACGAGCACGGCCAGTATCCCTTCATCGAGCTTCCCCTCGAGCGCACCAGCCGCCCCCTCATCGAGGCCCGAGGCGTCCCCGAGCTTGTCGCCAGCCAGCAGAGCGAAATCAAGGTGCAGCGCGACTATCGCAGCGACCGCGCCTCGCTCACCATTCTGCCTCCCCTCAAAATCCCGGCCTCGAGAGGAAAAATGGAAATCGTGCTCGGCCCTGCCAAGATGCTCCCAGAGCGTCGCCCCGGCGAATTCCAATGGATGGCCCCGCCGGTGAATGACATGGGCACCATCGAAATCGAAGCCGCCACCCGCCGCGATGTTGATGAGTATTTCGGCATTCCCCGCGCCGACATGGCCCCGCAGCGGGCTCTCCTCGCCCAACAGGATCTGGTCGATACCTGGCTCGCCGACATGGCCCTCATCCTCGGCCAGACCTTCCAACTCTGTCAGCAATACCTCGACGACATCCAATTCGTGCGAGTCGCCGGCGGACTGCCCACCCCCTTCCGCGCCAGCCGCCAGGATATCCAGGGCAAATACGACCTCCGCCTTGATTTCGACGCCCGCACGCTGGACTCCGAAGCGCTCAAGATCAAATTGCAAGGGCTCACGCAGCTCATCCCCCTCGACACGCAAGGCGTCATCGACCGCGCCGGTCTCGTCAAATTCCTCTTCGGCTCTATTGACCCCAATCTGTCCGAGCTCCTCATCCGCGACGCCGAGGCCGCCAGCCAGCAAGAAATCGACGACGAGCAAGTCCAATATACAAAAATCGCCGCCGGCACCGAGCCACCGCTCAAAAGCGAAGGCCAGAACTTCCAGCTCCGTTTGCAGACGCTGCAAAACATCATCCAGAGCAACCCCGCCATCCAGCAGCGCCTGCAACAAGACCAAATCTTCGCCGCCATGCTCAACGCCCGCATGGAGTCATTCGCCTTCCAGGTCCAACAACAACAAAACGCCCAGATCGGCCGCGTCGGCGCCCAGCCCGGCCTCCAAAAAGTCGCCGAAGAAATGCAAGGAGGCGCACAATGAAGGCCACTCCCTACCGCACCGTCCGCGACGGCGTGATTTCCCGCATGGGCATCGACCCCGCGCAGCCGCTCATGGCTTCGCAGGCCACGGCTCTCGCCGAGTATCTCACCACCGCTGCCGCGACGGCTTGGACTTTCTTCGATTGGCCGGACATCTATCTCACCGAGGCCCGCACTCCGGTGGGCGATGGCTACGCGCCGGGGCTTTATACCTACGAATCGGATTATGTCGGCACGACCTCTTACATTGGCCGCGCTGTGCAGGGCTCGTCGTTCGCTGATCTCGAATGGCGAATCAAGCGCGTCACCACGACCGCTGCGGGCGATCTTCTGAATATCGACACCGCCGTGAATGTCGCGTGGGACGACCGCACGACCGCGACCTACATCGAGACCAGCGCGAATGAAGCCGCCGAGGATGAGTTCCCCTACATTCCGCTTGTTGCGCAAGGTCTGAAACCTATCGGAACGGTGCTGAAAATCTACGACCGCAATCCTCACGAATGCGGTTCACAGCCACTCACGAAGACCTTTTGCCATGTCGTCACCGACGACCGCATCCTGATCACCGATACCAGCTACACGGCGGGCGAGCCGGTCTGGGTCGAGTTCTCGCTGCCTCAGCCGAAATTCACAGCGACCGCTTTCAACTCTTCCACCGCTTACGCAGCGGGCGATCTCGTTTACTACCACACCACCGGCGACTGCTACGAGGCTATCGCTGACACCACCGGCAACCTCCCGACGAATGAGGAGTTCTGGCTACGCCACCGCATCCCTGCCTTCCTCGCCGACTACCTTAAATTTTACGCACTCGCTGAAACCCTTTCCGAGGACGGCCAGATGGACAAGGCCACCTACCAGTTCGCCCGCGCCGAAGGCATCCTCCAACAACGCATGGACGACGCCTGGCTGCGCAAAGGCGAGGTCCGCCGCTACTCCGCTTCGTTCCAATAATCACCCCTTGACACCCTTCACCATAATTAAATTAACGACATGAGTAACCCCACAATTCAGATCGCCGCCCGTTCCTCCTCAGGCATCGTGCAACCCGTCCAAGCCACTCCAGATGGGGCTCTGCGAGTCACCACCGGATTTCCGCTTCCGCTTTACGACAAGTTTGAAGTCTTCAAAGTCGGGGCCACGAACAACACCGATTACACCGAATACAGCTTTGGCGGAACCGCCGTCGCCCGCATCCGCATGACCTATTTCGGCGGCGTGCCCACGACCGATAACGCCCAACTCAAAACCTCGTTCATTCAATTTCCGCCCTTCGCGTAATCATGTCACAAGTCGCCTTCGATCCACTCACCGGCACGATTATCAGCACCACCGCTCAGGTGGCGCAGCTTGACTCCTCGGGCCAAGTCTCCGGCTCGATGATCCCGGACGAGTTCGACGATGTGCAGACTTTCCCCACCGTCGAAAATTTCCCCGCGCCTGGCTTGGTGGGCCGCATCTATTTTCCCGCAGATACCAACCTCCCACACCGCTGGGATGTCGAAACACTTTCCTATCTACCCATCGTCGCCGATTCGGACGGCGGTGAGTTTTAGGACAACCCCGCAGAACAACCAAACACCCCCAAAACATCATGCCAAATACCCTTCGCATCAAACGCCGCCTCTCCGGTAACGCCGGAGCCCCGTCCAGCCTCGCCATCGGCGAACTCGCCTACAACAAGGTTGACGACAAACTCTACATCGGACTCGACTCCGGTATCGTCGCCCTCGCCGGTGAAGGCCACTTCGCCACGAACTCCGACCTCGCCTCGGAAGTCAGCACGCTGAACTCCAGCATCAGCTCGGAAACCTCCCGCGCCACCGCAGCGGAAGCCGCCCTCGGCACCCGCATTGACAATGTTCTCAGCAATGTCACTCCCGGCTCGCTCGATTCGTTGACGGAAGTTGTCGCCGCCTTCGAGGCCGCCGACAGCAACCTCAACGGAGCCATCACCTCCCTCGCCAACAGCGCCTCCAGCGCCCTGACCGCCGAGGTCAACCGCGCCACCGCAGCCGAGCAAGCGCTTGATGGCCGTGTCACCACAGCCGAGAGCGACATCAACGCCCTTGAGTCCCGCGCCACCAGCATCGAAGGTGCTGCCTCGACCCTCGCAGGCCGTGTCACCACAGCCGAAGGCGACATTGATGCAGTCGAAGCCCGCGTGACCACTCTCGAAAACGCCAGCGCCGACTCACGCCTCGACGAGGTGGAGAGCGACATTGCCGCGTTGGAGAGCCGCGCCACTAGCATCGAGTCCGCAGCGACAACCCTCGCCGGTCGTGTGACGACTGCCGAGTCCGACATCGACGCCATCGAGTCCGCAGCGACCACGCTGGCTGGCCGTGTGACGACCAACGAAGGCGACATCGACGCCCTCGAGTCCCGCGCAGGCAACATCGAATCCGCAGCCACCTCGCTCACCTCCCGCGTTTCCGCGCTCGAGACCGAGATCGACGGCGGCAGCTTCTAATAGCTCCCTCCCCCCACAGCGGCGGTGCGGTTCCAGCCCGCGCCGCCGCCACGGGGCCTCCAACTTAAAACTTAATCCTTAAAACTTAAAACTTCTCCATGGCCACGGTCTTCAAGCTCCTCCGCTCCACGGTTCCCGGCCGAGTCCCCACCGCCGCGCAAGTGGCTCAAGGCTCCCTCGCCCTCAACCTCGCCGACCGGCGCTTGTATTCCAAAGACCACAACAACGAAGTTTTCCGCCTCGCCCGCCCCCGCGACCCCAGCGACTACCTGCAACTCTCCGCCACCGACGGCACCACCCTCTACATGGGCCGCCTCGCCTGGGCCGACTACCCCGCCACCGGCCCAGCCGAGGACGCCCCATCCTGGACCATCTACAAAATCACCACCGACGCCGCAGGCAATGTCTCTTCGGAGCAATCCGCTACCGGATCGTGGTCGAACAAGCAAAACCTGACCTTCGCATGATATCGCCACTCTACGGCCAACTCTCCCCGCTGCGCGTGCCAACCTCGATGCGCCGCGTTTCGGACGATAACGACGCGAACGCTTATCTGCTGGCCGTCGAACGAGCCGACGGCCAAGAGCTAGAGTCTGGCGTCATTACAGCAGTCGAATCATTCATCCTCGGCTGCAAATCCGACGGCATCTGGAGCGCCCTCAAAGCCTCTTGCATTCTCGCTGGTGCGCGAACGCTTTCTGGTGCGCTGGTTCCGTTAGTCGGCACGGCCCCAACAAATTCCAATTTTGTCAGCGGGGATTACAACCGCGAAACAGGTTTAATTGGGGACGGGACCACTAAGTTTTTAAATTCCAACCGCCTAAATAATACCGACCCTCAAAATTCAAAGCATTTGAGTGTTTATGCCAGCCAAGTTTCGCCGACGGTTCAGCGTAATGCAATCGGGGCAGGCGTGTCTTCAAATAACGGAAGCGTCATCCAGCTATTATCCCCTACATCATATAGAAACCGTGTAAATAGTGCAATTATAACGCAATCAGTCACTGCATCATCGACGACGGGGCTCGTTGGAGTTAGTCGCTCGAATGCAAGTAATTTTATATTTCGTCAAGGCAATAATAATTTCACATCAACCGCCACCTCAGCGGCTGGAGTCAATCTAAGCACATTTGTTTTTGCGTCTTCGCTTGCTGGTGGCCCCAGCGGCCTCAGCGCAAACCGGATGTCATTTTACTCCATCGGCGAATCTTTAGACCTCGCACTCCTCGACACCCGCGTCAGCACCCTCATGACCGCCCTCGCCGCCGCCATACCATGACCCTCGCCGACCTCATCAACCAGCCCGTGAGCTACGAGGCCACCAAAGACCTCGCGCTCGTCTTCTCGCCCGAACTCGCCGCCGAACTCGCCGACATCCAAGCCGAGCACGGCAACCCGCGCCATGTCGCCTCGCCCGTCGATCTGGTCGATGGCCGCAAAATGCTCTGCGCCGACCTCCTCACCGAAGTCGGCCCCGGCGGGATTTACTCCGGCGGATTCGCGCATCTCCCCGCCGAGCTTTTCCCCCTCGTCGAAGTCCTCCCCATGTCCCAAGTCCTCCAGCTCCTGCCTCAACCCGAAGAAATCTAAACCCACACCACCACCCATGCTCGAACAAGTCTCCAACTCCGTAAAGTTCCTCGCCTTTTTCACATCGTCGAAACAAGGCAAGACCGGCCTCACCGTCACGGTCGATATCTACGACCCGTCCGGCACGCAAATCGTCACCGGCGGCAGCGCCACCGCCCTCGGCGGCGGGCTGTATAGCTACACGCTTTCCTCCAACAATTCCTCGGAGGGCGAATACGCCGCCATCTTCAAAACCAGCGACTCCACCGTGGACGCCCAGCACATCCCGAGCCTCTGGGTTCTTGGCCGCGCCGGAGTCGAAAACCTCGACGCCGCGACCAGCTCACGCTTGCCATCCAGCAGCTACACCGCGCCAGCGAACTCGGACATCTCGGCAATCAAGGCCAAAACCGACAACTTGCCAGCAAGCCCTGCAGCCGTCAGCGACATACCAACCGCCGACATCGCCGCCATCAAGTCCTCCACAGACAATCTCCCCAGCGACCCCGCCGACCAAAGCCTGGTCCAGGCCGCCATCTCCGCCCTTTCGATCCCCACCGTGGTCGAGATTCGCACGGAAATGGATTCCAACTCCACCAAGCTGGCGAACCTCGACGCCACCGTGTCGAGCAGGCTGGCCGGTTCGGTCTACACCGCGCCAAGCACTCCACCAACAGCCGGAGACATCGCCTCGGCAGTTTGGGCGGCGGCAGACAAGACAGGCTACAGCCTCACCAGTGCCGAGCGCACCGCCATTGCCGCCGCCGTCGAGTCCTCCATCCTCAACGAAGGCGACGGCCAAGCCGTGCTCAACGCCATTGTCGGGGCCATCGGCAACAGCAATGTTGACCAGATCGCCCTCGTCGCCGCGATCCGAGCCGACCTTGAGCGCACCGGCGGCAAGCTCATCAACCTCGATGCCACGATCTCCAGCCGCCTCGCATCGGCAGACTACAACGCGCCGACCAGCGCCCCAACCGCAGCCAGCGTGGCAAATGCCGTGTGGAGCGCCGCCACGCGCACCACGACCGGCGGCACCGTGGACACCCTCACCAACGCCCCAGCATCAGTCACGCCAACTGACATCTGGAGCCACGCCACCCGCACGCTCACCAGCGCCAGCGGCCCGACAGCCATCGAGATTCGCCAAGAACTCGATAGCAACTCGACCCAGCTTTCGGCGATCAAATCGAAGACCGATGCGCTGCCGAGCGATCCTGCCGACCAAAGCCTCCTTGAGGCCGCCATCGCCGGAGTCACTGCGCCGTCCGCCAGCACGGTGGCAGCAGCCGTGCGTTCCGAGCTTTCGGTCGAGTTGGCCCGAGTGGACCAAGCCGTGAGCAGCAGACTCGCTGCCTCCGAAGCCTCGAAGCTCGACGCGGTGAAAGCCAAGACCGACCTACTCCAGACCGACCGACTTGCGCAATGCTCGACCGTGGCCACCACCGGAGCCCAGCTCGCCGCCGCCCTCAGCTAACCATGGACCACCACCAAGCCGCCGCCTCCTTCACCGGCCTCGTCGCTACGGCGACGGGGCTCGGGGTGTCGATGCTTCCCGAAATCGAAGCCTGGCTGCGCATCGCCTCGCTTCTAGTCGGCATCGCGGTCGGCCTGGCCTCCCTCTACGCCATCCTCAACAAGAAGCGCCCGCCGCTCGACCCTTAAAACTTAATTCTTAAAACTTAAAACCTCTCCCTCCCCCATGAATAAATTCCTCTCGCACCTCAAACAAAAATCCACCTGGGCGGGCATCGCCTCGCTCGTAGCACTCACCGGTTGGCAGGTTAGCCCCGACCAATTTTCGGCCATTAGTGCGGTTGTCATCGCGCTCGTGGGAGCCTACGAGGTTTTCCGCGACGAGAAATGACCTCGCCCGCCCAGATCGCCGCCACCGGCCTGCTGCTCGGCTACATCTTTCTCTGCATCTCCTTCCTCACCGGCTGCACCACGCTCGGCGTCTCGCTCGAAACCGACTACGGGCGTTTCACCTACCAGCTCCCCGAACTCCCCGCGCTCAAGGACAAATAATCTTTCCGCCTTCCGCTTTCCCATTTCCGCCTTCTCCCCATGCTCCCCCCGAGCCGTCCACAACAAGCCAAGTCGAAAACGCAAGCCCTGCTCACCAAGGCCCGCGTGGCCGATGAAGTCGCTCTGGTGGGCATCCGTGGCTACTACCGCGACACGATGGGCAAGCCCGGCAAGAACGACCGAGGCATCTACGACGACGCCATTTTCCTCGTCTCGCCAAACGCCTACGCCACCTTCAACGCCAACACCGATCCGAGCGTGAAGCGCCAAGGCATCGCCGTTTTGAAACCCGGCGTTCATCGCTACCGCAAAGGCAAGCACGGCCTCTCAAAACCCGGCGGCGGCTACCCCGCCCTGCGCCCCGCCACGCCTGGCGAACAACTCCCCGTTACCCGCGACGAGACAGGCGACTCGATGGGCATCGCCATCAACATCCACAAAGGCGGCACCCGCACCACCAGCAGCGAAGGCTGTCAGACGATCCACCCCAGCCAATGGGAGGCGTTCGTTTCCTTGGCCTACTCCGAAATGGACCGCGCCGGGCAGAAGACAATCCCTTACCTGCTCGTCGAGGAGGAAGCATGAGCGCCAAACGCAAGCCCGCCACCCGCAAAGCCGTGCTGGAGCGCATCCGCAAGGAACTCGTCGAGCAATTCGATGTCGGTCTTGCAGTGGTCTCTTGGGAAGAGGGCGGCACGACTTACCACATGGATTTGAAATTCGGGAACCAATACGCCGTCGAAGCACTGGCCGACAGGACCAGCGACATTTTGTTCCCCATGGAAGACGACGAAGAAGAAGAAGAGGAAGAAGCATCATGAAAACATCCTGGAGTTCCATAGCCCGCGAGCAAGCGGACAAAGCCCACAAGACCGAGGTCGATGCGCTTAAAGCAAAACTCGCTCAATACCAAGCCAGCGTCGAAAGCTTGGAAAAGCAACTCGGCATCGCCTTGAGCCTCGGCAAGACACGCATCCGTCCCCAGCCCCTCACCGTCTCGATGAACGACAAAGCCGAGGCCGTCGCCATCGCGCTGGCCAGCGATTGGCATGTGGAAGAGACGGTGGAAGCGGCATCGGTCAACGGCCTCAACGAATACCGCCTGCCCATCGCCAAGACCCGCATCGAAAAATTCTTTTCCACCATCGCCCGCCTCACGGAGATCGAGCGCCACGGAGCCAAGATCGACGACCTCATCCTCTGGCTCGGCGGCGATTTGATGACTGGAATGATTCACGAAGAACTCGCCGAGTCGAACAGCAAGACGCCCACGCAAGTCATCCTCTGGCTGCAAGACCGCCTCGCAGACGGCCTCGCCACCCTCAAGCCGCACTTCAAACGCATCATCATTCCGACAAACTACGGCAACCACGGACGCACCACCGTCAAGCCTCGCCACGCCACAGGTGCCGCGCACTCTTACGAATGGCTCCTCTACAAAATTCTCGAAGGCCGCTTTCACGGCGACCAGCAGATCGAATGGCAGATTGCGGATTCCTACTTCAACTTCATGACGGTCTATGACCGCCGCCTGCGCTTCCACCACGGCGATGGACTCAAATTTCAAGGCGGCATCGGGGGCCTCACGATCCCTACCGAAAAAGCAATAGCTTCATGGAATAAGTCGCCGAACCGAGCCGACCTTGATCTATTCGGCCACTGGCATCAATACCAGCAGAACCGGCACTGGCTCTGCAACGGCAGCCTCATCGGCTACAACGCCTACGCCCTCTCCATCAAAGCCAGCTTCGAGCCGCCCACGCAGACCTATTTCCTGCTCGATAAGAAACGCGGCCGCACCATGACCTCCCCCATCTACCTATGACCTGGAAACACCTCGCCAAAAAGTCCAACTCCCTCCCGCCCGGCTGGAGCACCGCCGACGAAATCGCCGCCGACCTCGATTGCGAACCAAACGAAGTCCCAAAAATCCTCGCCGCCGCCATCCGCGACGGCCAAGTCGAGAAACAGAACTTCCCCCACTGGCAACCCGGCAGCCGTCAGCTCCTCTACCAAACCGGCTACCGGCAGAAAACCGGCAAAGTTGTGTCGGAAAAAAGCCCACATATTTCTGACAAAACCCCAGATTCCATCCCCGGCATCCCCGCCGATTTGCTGCCCAAGGTTCGCCAAAAAATCCTCGAGCACCCGCACAAAACCGCCAGCGCAATCAAAGACCTGTTTTCCACAAACAACCGCACACGCCTGAGCGTAGCAGCCATTCGAGGGCTACTTGACAAGCATCCGCACAATAGAAAGTAGATGCCAGATGACCAAACAATCGTAGAAGGCGATGCCGGATTCCTCGGCATGGCCTCCCGCTTGAACCCGCTGCAACTCCAGCCGGGCATGGTCCAATACGCCGAAAACATGCGCCTCGACCGAGGCGTGGCCCAGACCCGCAAAGGCGCGAAGCGGCTGGGTGATGGCATATCGGCAGGCACGCAGCCTCTCACTCTCCCATTTGTGCTGGATGCCAATGCCCGCGTGCGCACCATCTACTCGGGCGGCATCTTCGCCAGCGGCGTCTTCTCCTCGCCAAATTACGACGATGAAAATGAATACATCGTCCTCTGCGGGCCGACCTCGGCTTTTCTCTACCGGCAGGATGAGCCTATCGAAGAGATCAACTATCCCGCCACCGGCACAGCATCCGACGAGATCATCGAGCCCACGGACAGCGTTTCGACGCTACAGGCTTTCAACCGTTTCTACCTCCTGCGCGAGGCCGACATGACGCTCCCTGGCTGGGATTGGAAATACACCACCGCCAGCGGCATCGCAGTCTCTGGCACCACGGCCACCGTCCACATCACCGCCCATGGCCTCGCTGCTGGCCAGCGGGTGCGGATCGAGGAGGGGAGCCAAGCGGCATTCCAAGGGCATGAGTATGACATCCTCACCGCTACGGCCAATTCCTTCACCATTGCCGTGCCCGCTGGCACAGCGCCGGATGTCTCCGCCGACATCGCAATCCGCCGCGTCAAAGCCCCGCTCTGGTGGGATGGCTCGACGATGGAGTTTCAACGCGCCGCCTCGGGCGTGCCTGCCGAGGGCGTGACCTTCAAGACCCTGCGATCCACCGGCTGGGCCAGCTATATCGGAAACAGACTCTGGATCCCCGATGGCCGCGACACCGTGGCCATCTCGGATGTTCTCGACCCAGACCTCTACGATCCATTTTTCCAAAGTTTCCGCGCCAACCAGGGTAGCAACGACTACCTCGTCGCCATTCACCCCTGGGTGGAGGGGCAGGCCCTCGTCTTCATGCGGAACAGCATCTGGCTCGCCAATCTCTCCGACACCAGCAACGCCACCGGCACAGATTTCACGGTGGACTCTGCCGTTTCCAAGTTAACGCTCTTGACGGATGAAATCGGCTGCGTGGCCCGCCGCTCGATCCAGACAGCAGGGCAGTTTGTTTTCTTTCTCTCCGACGCCGGAGTTTACCGCCTCGACACCCAGCTCGACCTCAAGCTTCGCGCTAACACCCAGCCGCTCTCGGACCCCATCGCCGACCAGATCGACGAGATCAACACCGACTACGCGCACCTTGCCGTGGGCAAGTGGTGGAACAACCGCTATTACCTCGCTGTGCCAATCGGCGAAAACGCCACGGCCAACAATACGCTCTTCCTGTGGAACGCGCTGAACGCTCAATGGGAATCCCGCGACACCTACGCCATCAACCTCGACGAGCTACTGGTCGCCGCCTACTCCAGCCAACGCCGCCTCTTTGCAGCGAGCCGCGCCGGAACCCTCTTCCTGCTCGATGAACTCGACTACGGCGACGAAGTGCCCTACGCGAACGCGCAAGACCTCTACACCGAAATCCCCTCCGAACTCATTACCCGCCGCTACGGCTGGGGAAGCCTCAATGCCAAGCGCCTCACGCGAGCCAAAGCCAGCGTGCTCCTGCCGGACGCCTCCGCCTGCACGCTCGATGCCGTGACGACTGACTACGATGCGGACTTTCAAGTCGCCTCCCTGGAGAACACCACCGGCGAGGAGGAAGATTACACGCTCAAAGCCCCCCTGCGCTGCAAAGCCACCGGCCTCGACCTCCGCTTCCGCACACAAAGCGGCCGCCCCATCCTCCGCCAGATCAGCGCCGAAGCCACCCGCTCCGCCCTCGACCCCACCGAAACCCGCACCCTCAACTAACCATGGCAACTCTCACCAAAGGCAAAACCTTCACCAACGGCGAACTCGTTACCCCTGCCAACCTCCACCAGATGGTGGACTCCGCCACCGTCGCCAACATTGTCAACGCCGACATCGCCGCAAATGCCGCCATCGCCGACACGAAGCTCGCCACCATTTCCACGGCAAACAAAGTCGCGCAATCTGCCGTAACCAATCTCACCACCGACCTGGCTGGGAAAGCAGCGTCCATACACCAGCACGCTATTGCGGATACGATTGGCTTACAGACGGCTCTCGACGGCAAAGCGGCTGCAAGCCACAACCACGACGACCGTTACTACACAGAGTCGGAGATGAATACTCTGTTGGCAGGCAAGCAAGCGTCTGGAAGCTATGCACCTGCCAGCGGCATCGCGCCAA